TGCCACATTCTGGTTTGAGGCTGCCGACTTGGACCAGGAGGATTGTTTGAGTATAATTGCTTGGCCATTATACGCACAGGCTGTGCTTGATGATCCTGAGTGTGAGCTTACAGAAGAAGAAGAGGAGCTACTTGAGTTTGGAATTGATTATCTTCCAGCAGTGACATATAAAGCATTTTTGAAAGTGAACGGGCATCAAGACTCTGTAATTTCTTATTTGTGCCCTGATCCGAGGTGATTATGGACCCAAAGAGCGTGATATCAAATATTGATTTACTTCCTCCAGAAGAACGACGAAAGTTTGTTGCGTTACTTAATAACATCGAAACCTCTCGATCTCGTGTAGCTGCACAGAAAGACTTCATGGATTTTGTTAGAGAGGTCTGGCCAGCTTTTATTGAGGGTAGTCACCATCGGGTTATGGCAGATGCGTTTAATAGAATCGCAGAGGGGTCCCTGAAAAGGCTAATTGTAAATATGCCTCCTCGTCATACGAAATCAGAATTTGCATCACATCTTTTTCCTGCATGGTATTTGGGTAGATTTCCAGATCGCAAGGTTATTCAGACGGCACATACTGCAGAACTTGCAGTAGGCTTTGGTCGTAAAGTTCGTAACTTGGTAGGTTCTTCGGATTATCAGAAGATATTCCCAGAGGTGTCTTTGAGTACAGACTCGAAAGCTGCAGGAAGATGGAACACCAATAAAGATGGAGACTACTTTGCTATTGGTGTGGGTGGTGCTGTAACAGGTAAGGGTGCAGATATTCTCATTGTCGATGACCCGCACTCTGAGCAGGAAGCCGCACTAAATGATCCTTCGGTATATGATAAAACATATGAGTGGTATACTTCGGGTCCTCGTCAGAGGCTACAGCCTGGGGGTGCCATATGCCTAGTGATGACCCGTTGGTCAAAAAAGGATTTAACGGGAAGCATTTTAAAAGCATCTATAGAAAGAGGTGGAAGTGATGAGTGGGAGGTAATCGAATTTCCTGCAATACTTCCTAGTGGTAAATCCCTTTGGCCTGGTTTCTGGCCGATAGAGCAACTTGAGTCCCTAAAGGCCGAACTACCTGTGGGCAAGTGGAGTGCCCAGTACCAGCAAGATCCCGCATCCGAAGAATCCGCAATTATCAAAAGGGAGTGGTGGCAGGAGTGGACGGGAAAAAATCCACCAGTTTGTGATTTTGTGATTCAATCCTGGGACACTGCATTCCTAGCAAAAGAAACTGCTGACTACAGTGCGTGTACTACCTGGGGTGTTTTTACAGATGAGGATGGCGTATCCAATATTATCTTACTGGATGCATTACAACAGCGATTGGAGTTTCCAGATCTCAAGGTACGGGCCTACGAGATGTATAAAGAATACGAGCCTGATGCTTTTATTGTTGAGGCCAAGGCTGCAGGAACTCCATTGATATTTGAATTGCGTCGTATGGGTATACCCGTGGGTGAGTACGTACCTAGCAGGGGTAAAGATAAAATAGCCAGGGTAAATGCCGTGTCAGATTTATTTTCCTCAGGTCATGTATGGGCACCTCCTACGAGATGGGCAGAGTTAGTGATAGAAGAATTTGCTGCATTTCCTACTGGAGACCATGATGACCTGGTTGACTCAGCCACCCAAGCATTGTTGCGATTTAGACAGGGAGGCTTTATCTCTATAGGTAGTGACGAGCCTATGGATGACTTTTTGGCACATCGAAAAGCAGACTACTATTGATTCCCTCTAGGTTAATGTTATAATTTCATGATCGTTTTATACTTTGCAAAGGATTAGTCTATGGCCATAGACAAGTCGCTCGAAGCTATTTTGACTCAAGATGATTTTGAAATGAGTCCCGAAGGTTTGATGGTGGTAGAGCAAGAGGAAGAACCCGCAGGGGATACCTTACTTACAGAAATGGACGACGGCAGCATGGTCGTTGATTTTGATCCCATGATGATGATGATGGGTGGTGCTGTATCTTTTGATTCTAATCTTGCGGAAGCTATCGAAGATAATGAGTTGCGTACTCTTGCCGTAGATCTTGTAGGAAAATTTGATTCCGATAGAAGTAGTAGATCTGACTGGGAACAAACCTACGAACAAGGACTAGACCAACTAGGTTTGGAAATTGAAGATCGAACTACACCGTGGGCAGGAGCCTGTGGTGTATTCCATCCGATGCTATCCGAAGCAGTGGTCAGGTTCCAGAGTCAAACAATTCAAGAAATTATACCTGCACAGGGTCCAGTGAAAACCCACGTCTGGGGTAAGTTCACACCTGAGAGACAAGAACAGGCCAAGCGAGTTCAGGAATACCTAAACTACCAGCTTCTCGAAGTGATGACGGAATATCGCTCTGAAACAGAGAAGCTCCTATTTAGCCTTCCCCTTGCAGGGTCTGCATTCAGGAAGGTTTACTTTGATCCGTCTCTGGGCAGACCTACCTCTATGTTTGTACCTGCAGAAGATTTTGTAGTTGCTTATAATGAATCTGATTTGGAACAGGCAGAAAGATATACTCATGTGATGAATCGTAGTACAAATCAAATTAGAAAGTTACAAGTCAGTGGTTTTTATCGTGATATAGAACTTACTGCTAGTTATATCGAAGATAATCCAATCACTGATAAGTTTAATGATATTGGCGGTGTACAGCCGTCCTTTGAAAAAGAAGAACGCCACCAGCTTTTGGAGATGCACGTCGATGTGGACCTCCCAGGGTTTGAAGATGAGAATGGTGTGGCACTTCCCTACGTAATTACTATCGACAAGAGTAGCAGTGAGATCTTGTCGATTTATAGAAACTGGTCCGAGGACGATCCAAATAGAATCAAAAAACAACATTTCGTTCATTACGGATACGTACCTGGAATCGGATTTTATAATCTTGGATTAATACATATGATTGGCGGATTGGCAAAATCTGCTACAAGTCTGCTTCGACAGTTGGTTGATGCAGGAACGCTTTCTAATTTGCCAGGGGGGTTAAAAACTCGTGGACTCAGAATTAAGGGCGACGATACGCCCATCATGCCAGGAGAGTTTAGGGACGTGGATGTCCCTGGTGGGGCTATTCGTGATAACATCACCTTCCTTCCTTATAAAGAACCTAGTGGCGTCCTTTACCAGCTATTAGGCAATATTGTCGAAGAAGGCCGACGCTTTGCATCGATGGCTGACCTTAAAATAGCAGACATGAATCAAGAGGCTCCTGTAGGGACTACTCTTGCAATTATGGAACGTGCTATGAAAGTGCAGTCTGCAATTCAAGCTAGGATACACGCAAGCCTGAAGCAGGAATATAAAATTCTTGCAACACTGGTTCGGGATTACACGGAGCCTGATTACCCTTATGAAACAGATGAAGGCGAAGGAATCAAGCTAGAAGACTTCGATGACCGTATTGATGTTGTTCCAGTATCAGATCCTAATGCTAGTACCATGGCACAAAGGATTATGCAGTATCAAGCAGCACTGCAACTAGCCCAACAATCTCCGAATCTCTACGATATGCCACTGTTGCATCGTCAGATGATGAATTTGATCGGAATACCAAATGCAGATCAGGTTGTACCGATTCAAGAAGAAGTACAGCCGAAAGATCCAGTTACAGAAAATCAGGATATGCTTATCCTCTCGCCTGTTAAGGCGTTTGAGTACCAAGACCATGATGCACATATGCGTGTTCACATGGCACTTAAGAATGATCCGCAACTTGCACAAGAAGTTCAGAACAGTCCTGCAGGTGGTGCAGTAAGCGGTGCCCTAGATGCACACGTGCGTGAACACTTGGCATTTGTATTCCGTAGACAGATAGAAGAAGAGCTTGGAATTACACTACCGCCTCAAGAAGAACAGCTACCGCCAGATCTTGAGAAGAGATTAAGTACATTAATTGCTGATGCGGCCGATCAGATGATGGGTAAGAAGCAGCAACAGGCTCAAGCGGAGAAATTTGCAGAACAACAACAAGATCCGATTGTCCAAATGAGACAGCGTGAACTTGCAATACAGGAAATGGATGCACAAAGACGCCAACAAGCGGATACAGCCAAGCAACAGGTTGAACAACAGAAGCTGTCTGCTGATGCACAGGAAAGAATGGCCAAGTTGGATCTTGATATGCAGAAATTAGAGCTTGAACGTGAGAAGCTACTGAGCAAAGAGCGTATAGATGAGGCGGAATTGGCTTTAGAGGCTGAGAAATTTGACGTAGAACAGGAAGTAGATGGCTATAAGTACGCTATAGAGCAAAATAAGGGAGAATAACAGGGAGGATAAGTGGCTGAAAGTGTTTTAGGACTCCTTAAAAAGAAGATTAGGGAGCAAATGAATCAGTTAGCCGACCATTTAGCACTAGGTTCGGCCAAGGATATGGAAGAATACCGCAAGGTAACAGGAATTATTGAAGGCTTGGCTTGGTCTGAGCGAGAAATATTGGACTTAGAAGCTAATTTGATAGAAGATTAGTCGGTAGGAAGCAACGTCCGCTATGGACGCAACAATTTAACGAGAGGTCGATATGGCTGAACTCGCAACAAAGCTAGAAGAAGAAGAAATATCCCCACCAGAGGACTCTCCTCGCAAAGCATCACAGCTACCAGAGCCTAAAGGCTACAAATTGCTGATTGCATTGCCCGAAATAGAGGAAAAAACAGACGGAGGTATCATAAAATCCTCCCAATCCATGCACGAAGAGTCAATTTCTACTGTTGTAGGCTACGTTTTGAGCATGGGACCCGATGCTTATGCTAATTATGGCCGATTTCCCACTGGACCCTACTGCCAAGAGGGTGATTGGGTGCTTTTTCGGGCATTTAGTGGCACAAGAATCAAAATTCAAGGTAAAGAGTTCCGCTTGATCAACGATGATACGGTTGAAGCGGTTGTTGAAGACCCTAGAGGCGTGGAGAGAGCATAATGAGTGACGAAACTGGAAGAATGAGCGAAGAAGACAAGTTTTTGGGTGTAAAAACTACAATAGAACCCCCAGAACCGCAGGAAACTACTGGTCAGGGCGATAGTTTTGAGGTTGAGGTGGTATCCGATGGACCCGTTACCTCTGAAACGGACTCAGGCCACGATAAAGAGCTAACACAGTACAGTGATAAGGTACAAAAGAGAATTAATAAGGCGACTGCTCGTTTCCGGGCAGAAGAAAAGGAAAAAGTAGAAGCAACCAGGCTGGCGGACGAAGCGGTAGGCTTTGCAACAAAGCTTAAGGCAGAAAACCAGCATCTTATAGACCTAGTGCAACAGTCTCAAAAGGCTTTAGGTGAACAATCTACAGGTCGTGCTACCGCAGCCGTAAAGATGGCTGAAGAAAACTACAAGAAGGCACATGAGTCTGGGGATGTAGATCTAATGGCACAAGCCCAGAAAGATCTGACACAGGCACAGCTTGCAGAAGCCTATGCACCTAGTTATGGACAGAAGATCGTCGAAAACTGGCAAAGAGGTCTTCAGACAACTGAAGCTGCATCCCCAGAGGCTCCAGCCGTACCTGAACCAGACCCAAGGGCACTAGAATGGCAAAAGCAGAACCCTTGGTTTGGTAATGATAAGGAGATGACGAGCTTTGCTTATGGTGTGCATGAGGTAATTACTAGCGACGAGGGTGTTGACCCCGATACGGACGAGTATTATGCTAGAATAGACAAACGTATGAAAGAAGTTTTTCCTACGCAGTTCGGTGGCAATACGACGCAAGAACAATATTCCACAGGTGGAACCGTCGAAGTTGATACCGGACAACGCCGCAGGGCGAACCCCGTGGTCGCACCGGCATCCAGAAATACTGGAGCCACGCCACGCAAAGTAATATTATCTGAGACGCAGGTACGGCTTTCAAAGCGATTGGGCCTAACGCCGCAACAATATGCGACGCAACTAATGAAGGAGCAAAACTAATGGCTAATGAACGTAATGCACCAAAAAAACGTGAACTAGAATCACGAGAAAATGAAACCCGACCTCAAAGTTGGGAACCTGCGTCAATATTACCCGACCCTACTCCACAGGACGGTTGGGTATTTAGATGGGTAAGAACATCTATGGTCGGTACAGCCGACAACACGAATGTTTCTAAGAAATTTCGTGAAGGATGGGAGCCTGTAAGGGCTGAAGATCACCCAGAATTACAAATTATGAGTGATCATAAGTCTGAATGGGCCGATAAAGGTGGAATTGAAGTCGGTGGCTTATTACTCTGCAAAGCACCACAGGAGTCGGTAGATAAAAGAAATGCATATTTCCGCAATCATGCTGAGTCACAGATGCAAGCTGTCGATAACAACTATATGCGTGAGAACGATCCTCGGATGCCAGTTCTCAAGCCAAATCGTAAAACTCGTGTAGCGTTTGGTGGCGGAAGCTAGTAGACGTTATGAACTAATTAAAGGAAATTATTATGGCTAGTACTACGGATGGAGCCTCACCGTATGGAGCCAGACCTGTTGGTACATTGAGTGCGTCAGGCTCGTTTACGGGCAAGACTCGCAATTTACCAATTATCACCACTTATGGAACCGCTATTTTTTATGGTGATTTTGTTAAGATTGCAGCAGACGGTACAGTCGCTAAAGACACCGGAACTGCCACTTTAACAAGTTGTGGTGTTTTTATGGGATGCTCCTATACGGACCCAACAAGTGGGCAAAAGACGTTTAGTCAACAATGGCCAGCATCAAATGCAGCAACAGATGCGATGGCTTATGTACTTGACGATCCTATGGTCCTCTTACAAATGCAAGCTGACGAAGCAATGAATACGACAGACCGTGGTCTTAATGCGGGTGTTGTACAGACTGCTGGTAGCACAGCGATTGGAACATCTAAGAATGCATTAGATGGTTCAACGCCAGCTACTACAAATACATTGCCTCTTCGTGTTATTGACTTCGTGGATGGGCCTCACAGTCTGCCTCCGAAGGGAACGACAGCTAGTGATGCCTACCCAGAAGTTATTGTTAAATTTAATGCAGCTAAAGATACCGATGAGTGTCCTCATCAGTATATGACTGCAACTGGGGTATAGGTAAAATAAATGGCTATTTCAAGAGCACAACTGCTCAAAGAACTTTTGCCTGGGCTTAATGCTTTGTTTGGGATGGAATATGCACGGTATGATGACGAGCATAGTGAAATCTACGAGACAGAAAGCTCAGACAGGTCCTTTGAGGAAGAAGTGAAACTTTCGGGTTTCGATGCTGCTCCCGTCAAAGATGAGGGAGACGCAATTTCATATGACGCCGCACAGGAGAGCTTCACGGCTCGTTACAACCATGAGACTATCGCCATGGGCTTTGCTATTACAGAAGAAGCTATGGAAGATAATCTTTATGATTCCCTGTCGGCTCGTTATACTAAGGCTTTGGCTCGTGCCATGGCCCACACCAAACAGGTTAAAGCTGTTGTTCCATTGAACAACGGATTTACTGCTGCTTACCAGGGCGGTGACGGTGTGAACCTTTTCACAGCATCTGGTGATGGTGTAACTGGCGGTGACGGTCACCCACTCGTTTCGGGTGGTAAGAACTCTAACCGTCCAGCTACTGCCGTTGACCTCAATGAGACTTCTCTTGAGGCTGCTGTTATTCAGATTGGCAAGTGGAAAGACGAGCGTGGTCTAATGATCGCTGCACGTCCACAGACACTTGTGATTCCACCTGATCTGCAATTCGTTGCGACACGGGTGATGAAATCTGAGCTTCGTCCTGGAACTGCTGACAACGACGTGAACGCTGTGCGTTCAATGGGTGTTGTACCTGGCGGAACTGTTGTAAACCATTATCTAACTGATACGGATGCATGGTTCTTGCTGACAGACGTTCCTAATGGAATGAAGCACTTTAATCGTGTAGCTTTGGAAACAAGCATGGACGGTGACTTTGATACCGGAAATGTTCGCTACAAAGCTCGTGAGAGGTACAGCTTCGGTGTATCAGATCCACTAGGGATCTGGGGATCACCAGGAGCATAGTATGAGTGAAGGGGTGGGAGTCCATTTAACCTCAAGAGTTCTGACGACTGAGACTCCTGCCCCTTTCCTTATTTCCTTTTTCCTGACTATCGGAAACGATAGACACTAGCCAAGACAGGAGAACGACATGGCTAATACAACTTTTTCAGGTGCAGTCCGATCAGAAAATGGGTTTGAGGTAGTATCGAAAAACTCATCGACTGGAGCATTTACAACATCTTTCACTTATGACAGTTCAGGGATGCAGGTTGCACCTGTAACCCTATCCGATGCTGATACTTCGATAACTGCTGCCACTCATGGTGGTAGGGTTGTTGTAGTTCCAGCCATTGGCAGTAACCGTACACTGACACTTCCCAG